CTTGAAGAGAGTGGATACTGTATGGTTTACAACACTTATCATAAATCTGAACTTATGAGGCTGCCACAGTATAGGGAAGCATTTAAGGAAAAGGTTCTTGATAAACATATTCCTGCTTCTTCAGAGGCTCCTCCTAGTTATAGAGAGGAAAATCAAGTTGGTGATAGCCAGGACCACTATACTGTTTTCGTTCACTGGGTTAAAGATCCTGATGGCAAAATAAATGAGTATCATACTTTGGACCACGATGTTCTTTTGCTGTATAAGCTCGACATTAAGCCAAGTATGTTCCCATTTGCCGAACTTTATTGCAACATGCCAGGTTCATCACTTGTAGGTACTAGCGAACCTGCTAAAATATTCGCCAATAACTTAGTTTATAATCTGCTTGATTCTATAGCTGCTACAGCTGAATATAAGAATCAAAGACCTCCAAAATTTGTTAGCAGTCAAAGTGCATTGAACCTGGCAGCTTTCAAAAAACACGGTAATGAAGCAGATATGACTTTCATAGTTAATGGTGATGCTAGTAAGGCTGTTCATTATCACGAATTTCCTCAGGTCAGTCCACAGCTTGCAGCTATGCAGCAGAGTAGGGAGTACAATGTTAAGAATATCTCTGGTGTAGATGATAAGTACACCGGTAGGGATACAGGTTCTATAATTACAACCGGTGGTACTGAGGAGATGCTCAATAGAGTAACTCTTATTGATACTCCTAAGGTTATGAATTATGAGCACTATACTCGTAAACTTACTGAACTTACTTTGAGGAATATGCTTGAGTTCGGACCTAAGCGTGTCTATCTTCTCAAGGATGATGATAAGTCTACTCTTTCAAAGACAGCTTATAAGACTGTTGAGATTGATTTCCCACAAATACCTTCAGATGCTGTGTTTGAGTATGTTGTGGATATATCAAGTGAACTTCCAAAGAATAAACAGAGGATTCAAGCCTGGGCTAATAACATGATGGAGAAGCAGATGCAGTATCAGCAAGCTGGACTTCAGGTTGATGTTATTACTCCACAGGAATGGATTAGGTGTCAGGATGTACCTCATAGAGAGCAGATGCTTAAGCGTATGGAAGTACAATCAGGACTTAATGCTTATGTTGAAGCTCAGAATGTTATAGCTGAATATGCAGCTATGCTTGAGAGAGGAGACCTGCCTGAAGATGCTATGGCTATGGCTGCTGATGGTCTTCAGGCTATGAAGCAAGGTGAGATGACACCTTATCAGTCTCAGATGGAACAACAACCTCCAAGTGGAGGTGGAAATATGTCAATGTTAGGAGGTGATCTCGGTGGCATGTAAGAAAAAGAAGGGCTGCGGTGGCGGCAAAAAGAAGTAGAAAAAAGAACTTTCTTTTTTCATAATACTATATGTTGATGAAAGTCAAGCATACTACATATTGTGGTCATAGCTTGACTTTTATCTATATATAGTGTAAAATTTTGTAAAGAGAGGTTCCAGCACCTATATGCTGAGTTTATATAAGTCGGCTACTCCCAACCGACAGAAAGGAATAGGGAAGTATTATGGCAATAGAAATGTCAAACGAACAAATCATCGAGGAATTTGATAGCTTATTTGCTACTGATGACGATGATAACCAAGGTTCCGAAGGTAACGAACCTGAAGGTAATGAACCTGAAGGTGAAGGTAATGAACCTGAAGGCAATGAAGGCAACGAACCTGAAGGTAATGAAGATCCAGATGGTGAAGGATCAGAAGGTGAAGGCGAAGGTTCTGAAGGAACTGAAGGAAACGAAAATAAAGGTTCATCTGCTGATAAGAAACGCAGACAGCAAAATTATGCTTTTGCAGAGATGCGTAATAAACTTAAAGCAAAGGATACCTTTATTGAAGATTTAGCTGCTTCAATCGGGCTAGATAGTAATCTTTCTACAGATGAGAAACAAGCCAAGATTAAAGAGGCTATTCTTCAGAAACAGGCTAAAGAATCAGGTATACCTCTTGAAACACTTCAGAGGCTTGAAGTTCTTGAAGCCAGAGATAGACAATATCAATTAACTCAAAGACAACAACAAACTCAAGATGCAATGGCAGGTCTTATTGAAAAGTACGATCTTGACAATGAGGCTGTTGAATCATTTGTCCAACAACTTGTTGAGGATGGTAAGAATCCACTTGAAGTAGATGGAGTCGATCTTGAAACTGAATATCTCAAACTCAACTTCCAAACTATAGTTCAGCGTGAAATAGATTCTGCTGTAAAAGCTGAGAGAGATAGAAGCAAGAAGGCTACTAGTAAAGCTGCTTCAGCTGCTGATACAGGACATAATGATGGGGCTTCAGATAAGAAGATAAACAGCGTTAAAGATCTTGATGACTTGTTTAATGGAATGGACCTGTAATTGCTTTCAGTATTTAAGAAAGGAATTTAATTATGGCTGTTACACTTAATGCACTTAGTCCAACTGCTGATATTAACACTTATGTCCATCTTGCCAATAGCACTAAGAATTTGGTAAGACCGGAAGTATTCTATTCAAAGCAACTGCTTGATACTATCAGAGTAGATGCTGCTGAATATAAGTACTATAAGCTGGCAGATGAGTCTCCTATTCAGGATAAGGCTGAAAAGCTTACCTTAAGAAGATGGGCTCCGCTGCAAGCACATACTACTCCTCTGGTAGAAGGTATTCCACCGAAGTCAGATAAGGGTTCAGTAGAAAAGTACGAAATGGAAGCATTTCAGTACGGTAGATATATGGAGTTTACTGATAAGGTAGACTTTACTGTAGTTGACCCTGTAATCGCTCACTATACTAAGGAGTACTCAATCGTAGCTATCGAAACTCTTGATATGCTTGCAAGAGAGGAGCTGTTCTCAAAGGCTCAGCAATACTTTGCAGGAATTAAGAAGGGTACTGAGAATCCATTCGAGTCTCTGTTCCTCACTGATGCTACAGGAGCTCCTATTTGTAAGCCTAATCTCACAGACCTGAGACTGATAAAGCTTGCTCTTCAGAGAAGACTTGTTAAGCCTAGAAGCGGTGGTAAGTATCAGGTTATCGTATCTCCTGAGTTCTCATATGATATGGTAGAAGATCCTACTGTAGAGCAGTTCATGAGAATCAATCAGACCACAAAGGACCTGTATGACGGTTCTGTACTGTTCCCTATGTTCGGTCTTACATTCGATGAATCACTTATTGTACCTGCTTCAGGTGAATATAAGAAAGTCGTTGACGGCGTAGTAACTAAGTGTATGCGTATATATAGACCGAAGGCTTCAAATGAGACTTCAAGCGGAAGAATTACCGTACAGGGTGACTACGCATATATGAATATTACTGAAAAGGATTATCTTGATCTGTCAACTTCAACAGGTAAGGTTTACCAGAAGGGTGATGGATATGTTAAGGATGCCAGAACTGGTCAGGATGCTTCGTACATTCCTGGACTGGAAGTATGGGATATTGACCACTTTGTTGATGCAACAGGAAAGGATGGATGGAGCGAACTTAAGGCACATCACATTCTCGTAGTAGGTAAGGATGCTCTTACTAGAACCGGTCTTAGTGGTGAAGGTTCTGCTAAGGTTTATGCAAAGCCTAAGGGATCTGCCGGAGTTCTTGACCCAATCGATCAGAGACAGTCAATCGGTTTCAAGATTAACTCCGTAGGTTTCGGTTCAACTAGACTCGAAGCTGTCGTAGATTATATCTGCATCCCTACAACTGCTAATCTCGTTTAGTATTTGGAGGTAAAGTATTATGGCAAAGAAAGAAAGTACAACTGTCGAAATGGAAGCTAAGTATGACGAGAGGTCAGCAGAGCTTATCAGAAGACAGATAGCTAAGGATTTTAGAGGGATGGAGAAGGTTTATATCAAAATCCCTCCCCTCTATAAACCTTATTTCGGAAAGGTATTACCAATCGCTATTAACGGTATAGAAGTAGCTATACCTGTTGATGGCAGGGCTTATCTGGTACCAAAGGTGTTTGCTGATAGAGCACAGGTACTTATGTCTAATCAGGATGAACTTCTTGAGAGAGGCAAGAGTATGAATGATGTTCAGAAGCACTTTGAGAATACTCCAGGTGAGCTGAATATATTCTAAGGAGGCAATAAAATGACTGCACCTATTAATCTTAATTCAGAAGTAAAGTACCCTGTTGATTCTACATATCCTGTAACTACAGCAGCTAGAGCTGAAGGAACTGCTTCAAGCGGTGTTAGTGTACGTAGCGTTGATAGAGTTACTTTTGATGCGGAAGAAGGACAGGCTGGATAACTATGAAAGTTGTCGATATTGTAAGACTTACAAATAAATATCTTAGCGGTGAGCAGCTTACTTATAATAAGCTGCTCCCGTTCCTGGATGCTACTATTGATGATATTAATAATGAGCTTAATTCTACATATCCTTCCTTTTCTCAATTAGAGACTATGACTCATTCTGATGTATATGACTTTTTCCCTGACAGATATATACGGTCAGTTGTCTGTCTTGGGGCTGCAAATAAGTTTTATACTACTGATGAGGAAGGATTGTTAGTATCTGAAGGCTATGAAATGGAGTATCAGAAGAATCTC